CGTAAAAACGGAAAATCGACGTTGCTATCGGGCATCATGCTTTACATGCTAATTGCTGATGGCGAAGGCGGTGCGCAAATTGTTTCAGCTGCAACCAAGCGTGAGCAATCAAGCATTGTTTTTAGCGAAGCTCTAAACATGGTATCCCAGTCACCTGCACTCAAGGCACATCTCAAGAAACGGAAAACGGACTTGTATTTCCCGCTCACGTTCTCGACGATGACTGCCTTAGCCAGTGACTCAAACACGCTGGATGGACTCAACTTACACCTTGCGGTCATCGATGAGCTTCACGCGATTCGCGATCGCAACTTGTACGAAGTCTTAAAGCAAGGGATGTCCGCACGCCGAAGTCCGCTCATGGTCATGATTACAACGGCTGGAACGGTGCGCGAGAATATATACGACGATATGTATGAATATGCATCAAAGGTTGTCGATGGCACCATTCAAGACGATCGGTTTCTTCCAGTGCTTTATGAACTGGATAACCGTAATGAGTGGACAGACTATCGCATGTGGGAGAAGGCAAACCCGGGACTTGGCCGTATTAAGAAGTTAGAGGACATCGTAGAGAAGGTCGAGCGGGCCAAAGCAAACGCCAAAGACTTGCCGGGCATTCTCACCAAAGACTTTAACATCAGAGATACGCGTGCAGGATCGTGGTTAACCTTTGACCAAGTGAACAATGAAGAAGTTTTTACGATGGCCGACGTTCGTGACAGTTACGCCATCGGCGGAGTCGATTTATCCAGCACGACCGATTTAAGCTGCGCAACACTTCTCGTCATGAGACCAGACGGTTCGAAGTATGTGCTTCAGCAATACTTCCTGCCCGAAGAATTAGTCGAGCGAAGAACAACAGAAGATAAGATACCTTATGACAAATGGGCCGAGCGCGGATTACTTACGCTAAGCGAAGGTAATAAGGTGAACTTTACGGATGTCACGCAGTGGTTTCTTCGGATGATGCATGAAAACGAAATACGACCGATTTGGATTGGTTATGATCCGTGGAATTCGACGTACTGGGTGCAGGAAATGAAGGAACAAGGCTTTCAGATGGAAGTCGTTCGCCAAGGTGCGCAAACGATGAGCCAACCGATGAAGGAACTAGCAGCCGATTTACAAGCGAAGAACATCAATTACAATAACAACCCGATACTGAAATGGTGTTTGACGAATACATCGGTGAAAGTTGATGACAACGATAACATTAGGCCAGTAAAGGGACAACATCAAAGGCAACGTGTTGACGGAGCTGTGTCGCTGATTATCGCGTACACGGTTCTTTTTAATAAGTTGAGCGATTATAAAGCGCTCATATAGGGAGGTGTCGAAGTGGCCGAAAAGCGCTCACTATTCGACCGCATTTTCGGGCGGACACAAGCGCCGACCGCAGTGCATAGTTTGCGGATGATGAACCAATTCAATCCAACGTTCACGATGATGAACGACGCATATGACTCTGATGTGGTGAGAGCTGCCGTTGATGCCATCGCAAGAAACGCTGCTAAGCTCAAAGCAAAGCATATCCGTAGAGTGAATGGTTCTGTCATGCCGACCAATAGCAACATTGAGTACATTTTAAGCGTTCGACCAAACCCATTCATGGATGGTTATTCGTTCATGTATAAAGTGGTCACGCAATTGTACCTGCAAAACAATTCGTACATCTTTATTGACTGGTCCGACAACGGTGAGGTTAAAGGATTCTATCCAGTGAATGCATCGCAAGTTGAATTTGTAGAAGCGCAAGGCGAGGTGTTCGTCAAGTTTGCGTTCCTCGGCGGTCAGCAAGTGACATTGCCTTATCAACAAATCATTCACCTCCGTAGATTCTTTTATAAAAATGACTTGTACGGTGAAAACAGTGCAAGAGCGCTCATGCCGACACTGGAATTGATTCACACGACAAACGAAGGACTTGTCAATGCAGTCAAATCATCCGCTTCCCTACGTGGATTGCTTAAATTCTCCGCAATGATGCGTCCAGAGGACATGAAAAAACAACGAGATGCGTTTGTTACGGATTATCTGGATATCTCAAACAATGGCGGAGTAGCTGCGACGGACTCTAAAGCCGAATACGTACCACTGACAAGCGATCCTAAGATGATTGACGCGAAGCAAATGGAAATCATCGAGGATAAAGTGTTCAAATACTTTAACGTGAATGCAGCCATCGTCAAATCGGACTATTCCGAGCAACAGTGGAACGCGTTTTATGAGTCGGTTATTGAACCGATAGCGATTCAACTATCGCTAGAGTTTACCAGTAAGGTATTTACCGAGCGGGAGCAAGGGTGGGGTAATGAAATCATCTTTGAAGCAAACCGTTTGCAGTATGCATCGAGTCAAACGAAGATACAAATCATTCAAACATTAATGGATCGCGGTCTCATGAGCTTAAACGAAGCTCGTGAGATTTTTAATTTATCGGCAATCGATGGCGGAGACAAAAGACTTGTGTCGCTAAACTTCGTCGATGCGTCAATTCAAAACGAATACCAGTTAGGAGGTGCTTCGAATGGACAACAACCAACCGACACGCAAGGACAGACAGTTCCGAGTGATGCAACAGTGGGAGATTCGCCAAGCGGAGACGGACAGTGAAGGATTGTACGTCGAAGGTTACGCACTGACATTCGAACAACCGACCGTCATGTTTGAAATGGACGGACTTGAGTACAAAGAGATGATTGATCGTCGCTCGTTGCTCAATTCAAATCTTTCAGATGTAATTTTCAATTACAACCATGGCGGTAAGGTGATGGCACGTACTCGCAACAATACGCTTGAGCTCAACGTGGACGAGCGCGGTTTGCATGTTCGTGCAAGGTTAGACGGTACCGAAGAAGGGCGCAAGCTCTACGAGGAAATTCGTGGTGGTTATATTGACCGCATGAGCTTCTCGTTTACGGTCGCAGAAGAACGATACGACCGCGAGAACAGAATGCGAGTCATCGAAGGTATCAAACGTATTTACGATGTGTCTGCGGTGGATATTCCCGCTTATGATACGACTTCCATTTCTGCAAGGAGTTTCTTTGAGGCGGAGGCCGAAAGGGAGCGCAAGGCGCTGGATAGTGCTGAATTGCGGAAGAAGTTACTTTTAAGAACATTTACATTTTAGGAGGGTTACACATGAATCGTTTATCCGAAATCGAAGCGCGTAAACTCGAGATCCGTGAATTGCTCAGCTCTGATGCTGACATCGACATGGAAGCAATCGACACAGAAATTCGTGCACTTGAGCAAGAGAAGTCCGACATCGAGAAGCGCCAAGCACTTGCAGGGCAAATCAATGTTGGCCAAGTCCAAGCAACACCAATTGTAAAACCACAAATCGAGGAGAGAGGATTGGATAAAATGGAAAAAGAGCAATTGTTAGCATCTGTTGAATACCGCACTGCATTTTTCAAACACCTTCAAAACAAACCACTTACAGAAGTGGAGCAACGCGCACTTACAACGGCATCGGGTTCGGCTGGTGCTGCGGTTCCGACGCAAACCTTAAACCAAATCATCGATAAACTTCGCCAAACGAGCGCATTGTATGACCGCATCACGGTTTCTTTTGTACCGGGCAACCTTAGCTTGGTTGTTGCAAATGCGAAAAACGCTGCAAACTGGAAAGTGGAAGGCGCAAACGGTACTGCTCAAGACGATACTGTTGGCGTATTGACGCTTGGTGGTTATGAGCTTATCAAATTAGTCGAAATCAGTGCAGCTGCATCTGTTATGACGATTGATGCATTCGAATCATACATTTCTGGTGAGATTGGCCGTCAATTGTCCATCGCAATCGAGAACGCAATTGTGAATGGTGATGGCACTGGCGAACCTACTGGTATCCTTGCAGGTATCACTTGGGGCGCAGGTAACACATCTGACTATGCAACATCGATTGGCTATGATGATTTGGTCGATGGCCTTGCATTATTGCCAACTGCATACCACAACAACGCAATCTTCGTGATGAACCGCAAATCGTTGTTTAGCGGACTTCGCAAAATTAAAGCAGCTGACGGTCAACCGATCTTCACTTACAACCCGCAAGACAGTGCAGCAATGACAATCCTTGGTTACCCTGTTGTTTTGAACGATTATGTTCCAGACGACACCATTTTGCTTGGTGACTTCTCCAAGTATTACTTCAACTTTAGCCAAGCTCCTACGATTGAATCGAGCCGTGAAGCTGGATTCGCAAGCGGTAAAACTGTATTCCGCGGTCTTGCAGTCGCTGACGGTAAGCCAGCGCTTGCAGAAGCGTTTGTCAAAATCGTTAAAGCCTAGGAGTGAGCTCAAATGGCGATGCTCGACGATGTGAAAATAGCGCTTCGGGTGTCGCATTCGGCACTTGATAGCGAAATCAACGATTTAATAGCAGCCGCTCGGCAGGATTTAATCCTGTCGGGCGTACTGCCTGCCAAAGCAAATAGCAATACAGATGCACTTACTAAGCGTGCTATTGTCACGTACGTCAAAGCAAATTTCGGTTTCGACAATCCCGATCACGAGCGACTTGTGATGGCATATGAGAAACTAAAAACGCATTTGACGTTATCTGCTGACTACACGCAATCATGAAACGAGGTGATGGGATGCACTACGTAGTCACGAAGGCATTCACATGCCGAGAGAGTAACAACTATTACGAAATCGATGACCAGTTTACCAGTGATAACGAGGAAAGAATTTCGTATTTAGTTAAAATCGGTTGTATCGAGCTTAAAAAAAACGAACAAACCGAGGACGAGGACAACACTGAGGTCGGTGATGCCGAATGATGTGGAGAGATGTGATTGAGCTTGTAGCAGTCACGACATCTACGAACGATATCGGCGACACTGTTCCAGTAAAATCATCTGTTCAAGTGTTCGCAAATAAGAAGTCGATACGTCAAAGCGAGTTTTATCAAGCATTTTCGGCTGGATTAAAGCCTGAGCTGATGTTCGAGGTTCGCACTATTGACTATTCCGGCCAATCTCATTTGAATTTTAGCGGTAAAGAATACGTAGTCATCCGCACGTATTCGAGTAACGATGAAATCACTGAGCTTGTTTGCACTGGAATGGTATCGAAAGGTGTGGTTTGATATGCCGGCGCCTAAAAGTGTAGTTAAAATCAATAAAAAGGGCGTGCAGTACACATCAAGTGTACTTCGTGCTAAGTACACACTAGAAGAATTAACGCGTGCTGCGCTTAAAGATTGCGGGAAACTACTCAGCTTTAGAGCTCGTGATAAAGCAAGAGCGATTGCAGGTCGTTCGCTAAAACGTTCCAATCGTGTCAAGAACGCATTTCAATATTGGGTGCGTAAACGTGAAACCGATTTGGTTATTGGCATCAAGCACGATACGTGGTATGGCGTGGATCAAGAGCTCGGAACGAAAGGTCAGCAAAAGCGAGACATCTTGAGAAAAACCGTCATGGAGAATATTGGTTTGCTTCGTGAGATTCAATCGCAGTATTTAGAATTGATGGAAGATGAAGCGGCAGCGGAAAGCGTGATTAACGAGAATTCGGAGGTGGCCGATGGTCAAGATGATTGAAGTCAGACGCCACTTGCAAGCACTCGCCACGTCCGCTTCGCCAAATGTCTATTACCAGAAAGCGCCTGAAGATGCAGTGTTTCCGTATGCAGTGCTCGACATCCCGAACAGTACAGACGACGGAACCCTAGAACGTTTGATTTGTGACGTGGACGGATGGGGCGCATATGAGGACACTTCAGCACTTGAGAACATGATGGACGCCATAGACAAAGCGTTTCATCGAACAAAGGTCACAATTGAAAATGGTGGTCAGCAATTGGTCATTATGATCTATCGTGAAAATCGTCTGACATTTGATGAAACTGAACGCAGGATTCATCGCAGACGCTATGTATATCAAGTCAGAACATACATTCAATAAGAGGGGGATTCAATTATGGCAGCAGGAGATATCATGCTTGGAGATGGCGCGTTCTTCATTAACAACGTGCAAGTCGGTTTGTGCCGTGGCGGTGGGCAGTTTACTGTCGAGCGCGAATATCGCGTGATTGAAGCAGACGGTGACTTCGGACCAGTAAAAGGTCGCATCCGCAAAGTGAAAGCAACACCAAAAATTACAATGAATTTACTTGAGCTTACGCCACAGCGTATGACTCAAATTCATCCAGCAACGACGTTAACTGGTAGTAAAATCACTGGTGCTAGTAACATCGATCCAGTTGAAGATTACTTGACAGTGAAATTCGTCGGTGAAACGGCTGATGGCAGAGATGTCATCATCGAGGTTCAAAATGCAATTAACATGGAGAACATCGACTTGCAGTTTGCTGACAAAGAGGAAGTCGTTGTCGGTGTGACGTTCACTGGAACGTACACAGATGAAGCACGCACTACTGAACCGTGGAGCATTGAGTATTTAACGTAGTTTATCGAATTGAATAACACTAAAAAGAGAGCGGGCCTTGAGCTCGCTCTTTTTTATTATGAGGAGGCCAATCATGGCGCTTA